TTTATTTTGTAATTGTTGAGATGGAACCCAACTTACTTTAAAACGTCCTTTTGGATCTGGATAAAAAATTACTTGTGAATCTTTAATACCATTAACCCATTGAAAATTACCAGTTGTAATCCCGAGAGTTCTAGACATTTCTTCGTTATAATCTATTTGTTCGTATATTTTTACTAAGTTAAATATACTGTTTTTTGTTTCGTCTCTAAAAGCGTGTTCTTCAGTTCTAGGAAATTGACGATAAAACTCATTTAAAGCATCTTGATCATCTTTTAAACCATCGGCTTCATTTTGCCAACTATCTATTACACCTATATCTATTAATTCACCGTCAGGTGCGAAGACATCGATGTCAGGAGTATTAAAGACTGGAACTCCAAACTCGTCAATAAATCCTTCGTAGTTCCATTCCATTGGGATAAAAAGAGAGTATAAGCCAGACTTTGTTTGACCATTTCTATTTCTTTTTGTGACATCTGACGCTCTGTATAATTTTTTGAAGTTTTCTCCACCTTTATCTAATGCGTTTGAAGTTGAGCCCATCATACATTTACCAATAATTCTACTACCTAATCGTAAACATGTTTTTGTAACTCTCCAGTTGTTTAAAATATTATCGGGCCTTTCCCATTTACCACTCTCATCGTGTACTAGTAAATTTAGTTTTTCACCATCATAACTATTATCACCAGTATTTTTCCAATCAATAGTTGTATCTAATCCTTGTAAATCTTCTAACTTTTCATTAGAAGTTATTTTTTTTCTTGTAAATTTACTCGCTGGTACTCTATAAGCTAATTCTGTTTTTGGCCGATCCATACCATCTTGTATCGGTTTGAAAAAGAATGGGTAGTTTATACTTATCGGAACTACTTTGTCAGTAAACATCTTCTTAGCATCTGCACCTGTTTTAGATAGGATACCATATCTACTATCACTTGCAAGAGTGGCTAAATTAACTGTTTCTGCAGATGACATGAATGAAAACCCTGATCTTCTGTTCTTTAGATAACACATTCCATAACATCTTTTATCAGCTTTACAAGCTTCCCAAAATATAAAGAATAATCTATTAGCTTCTCTAAAATCTGGAGCACCTACATCAATCTTGCTCCATTGAAGATACATATAATGTGTACCTACTATATAAGTTGGTTTATTATTATTTGTAAACCAAAAACCTTCATCTCTTCTTTTAAACTCTTCGTCTATATAATCAAACCATTGTTCTTTATTTTCATCTGGATAATTTCTCCAATCAAATATATTTTTAAGACGATTTAATTCTTTAGGTGTATCAAACTTAACCCATTTATTTAATTCGTGTTTGAACACTTGCACTGGTACTTTTGGCAAAGCAATTCGCAAGTTTTGTATCTCATATATCTCACCAATTTGACCGGTTTTTGATATAACGATAACATCATGTTCTTTATTGTATCCATATTTCCATTTTTTACCACGATTCATTCTAGTAATCGTAGTTTTTTTAATAGGCTCTATTATATTAACTAAACTTTGTTCGTACATTATTTAGATCTACCTTCTGCGAATCCTTTAAAGACTTTTTCCTCTCTCTTTTCAGGTGTTTTTCCCTCGAGCAAGTTCTCTTCTTCTTGTATTCTGTTAAGTATTTCAAATGCGTCAAATATAGCTAGTTTTTTAGTAGCTGCAGCATTTTTTAATCTATCAGCTGATATATCATCATCAGAATCTACAATAGGTTCTTTAGCAACCTTAATTAATTCATCAACTGCTCTCTGCCCAGCTTGGATTATATTCTTTTTCGTCTCCTTGATATTCATATTTAATTGTAATAAATTTAGTCATAACTCTATATAATCTTTCTTTATCTATAATAAACTCATAGTGCCCAAAAGTTTCAAACCCAACTAAATCTCCAACATTGAAAACACCGTCAGAGTACTTAACAATACCCATTAAAGGTCTTTCTTGTTCTATATTAAAATCATCAATAGCTTTTAATGGTTTTAAAAAACAGTAACCTTTTGGAGTTATCCAATTTAAAGAGCTTTTATATAAAAATATTTGATCTAGAGATATTAAATAAGTAGATTCATCAAAGTAACTTCTACTATTTTTTTCTTCACCGCGTATATTATGCCATCTACGAAAAACGTTATGGTGTACTATTACCGTATCACCAACTTTTATTCCAGCCGTATCACCAACTATAGGTACGGATTTAACAATAGCCTCTCTATTTATATACTGATGATTATATATTTCGGTATTAACAATTAGCTCTGAATCACCAATTTTTTTCTTATTGTTGTATCTTTCTCCTTTTGGTGTTACAACAAAGTTGTAAACACTTTTCATTAGTATTCTAGATTATATTCTACAGATACAGCCATGTTTTTGTTAAAGTCTTTCCAAGGTAACACGTCTTTATTTTTTTTAATATAAACAGAAAATTTTTCATCTTTTTCTATTATATCACAAATAGTATGACCTCCATAAACTTCTTGACCAACAGAGTAGTGCATCGCGTCGTTTTTATAATCTTTACCTACACTAATCTTTCTTATCAGCTTTGTCATCTTTATTATAGTTTATAGTACCTGTTTGTATATCTATATCAAACGTGCCATATTCTTTTTCAAATTCTGATTGTAACATACCTAATTCTTCTCTTAAAGCACCTGCACGGTGTAATGCCTCGTGTTTTTTTACTTCCATAGAACCTAATTCTAATTGTATTCTATTTACAGCATCTATAGTACTTTGTACTTTTTTTAATTGTTCGTCAGTAATTTTTTCAGGCTTAATACCTTTTAATTCTTTAATTTTTTTTGACGTACCTTTTACTTTTGTTGTTGCCATTTTATTTAATTTAATTATTATTTATTTTATTCTTCTTCTTCATACCAACCATTGTTAATATCATTAACAATAGCTTGTATTTGTGCGTTTGTATATTCTGTTTTACCAGCTAACGCACTTGGTGTAGTTCCATCATAAGAAACTACAGCTTTGTCTCCAGCTAAATTTTGTCTAGCTGTATTTTGTGAAGTGGTTAATAGTTCGTTATAATCTAAACCACTTAATTCACTTGTATTTATTATTACGTATTTTCTAGCCATATTAAGGTGTATCTGTGTTAAATGCTGCCCCGTTTACTAAGGTTGCTGTGTTTCCTGTACCTGATAAATCAGTTATACTAGTACCAGTTCCTTCGTTAAAACCATACCATCCTATTAAATTAGCAACATTACTATTCATTAAAGGATTACCAGGAGTACCACTATTATATAATTGTAACATTTGCGCTGCTGTTAAAGCTGTTTTCCAAACTGTAAGTTGACTAATATGACCAGCTGAGTAACTATTATCAGCAAGACTATTTTTACCTGCAGTAACAGTGCTTATACTTCCAGACCAAGTACCAGCTATAGCCTGTGTACTTCCTGATTGAACGCCATTAAGCCAAGCTTTCATTTCTCCAGCTCCTTCAGCTGCAGCCGTATCCCAAGTTATAGCAACATGATACCAAGTGTCATTACCTTCAAAGTTAAAAGCAATATCAACGCTTTCAGCAGTACCACCAGCTTTATAAGTTGGTCTAAATACTGTACTACCGTTTATATATGTCATTGCTATTTGATTATTTGAATCTGTACTAGCTTTGAACCAAGCTCCATTAGCACTAGTAGCATCAAGCTTTATCCACATTGACACGGTTCCAGCTCCTGTTTCCATATCATTAGTAAGACCAGCGATTGTTATGTGATCATTGGTACCATCGAAAAGAATGGAATTATTATTATGAAAATGTACAGCTGGAGATGAATTTATAAAATGTCCCATATTACGTTTGGTATCCTATTAATACAACTTTTAAACCTTTACCTGCCACAGTGCTTCCAACGCCATCAATATCTATTGTCATTTCAGCGTCATCAGCTAAACTAGCATCACTAATAACAGCTGCAGTAGCTGCTGAAGTTGATGTTTTTTCACTAGCATCAATAGTTAATTTAGTTGATAATATTGTTGAACCACCTTCGTTTATATCTACTGTAAGTACAGAACCTGTTGGTGCCGTGTTAACACTTGCTCTAACAGCAGTTAATGTAAACGCATAAGGCATTCTAAATGTTGCTTTAGCTGTACCTGTGGTTAATAAAGTTGTTTCATCAGAACAAGCTATAGTAAAAGATTCTATACCCGTTACTTTAGCTGCTAAAACTTTAAGCACGTCATAATGACCTTCACCCCATCGTTTAGCTGTTGTTCCTATTTTACCTTCGCCATCAGCTCTAGGTACTATACTTTTTGTTGCCATGTTTTATGTTTTATATTATTTGTTATTCAATTGGCTCTATATCACCATTACCATCTAGTTGAAAATAACCTTCGTCTGCCGGAGCGTCTGCTGGCATTATATCACCATTACCGTCTAAATCCCATATACTGTTGTAGTCAGTAATACTATCAAGCGGCTGTAAATCTCCACTACTTAACTCAAAGAAGAAATCTTCTATTGCAGCGGCAGCTTCAGTGTTTATGAAACGCGTACTTAAACCTATTCCTATCCCTATCATTATTCTCCGAAATAACAGACTATAGTACTCTCATCAGGTATTACTTTTGCCCATCTACCAGCTATGGTTAATCCTTTTGGAAACTTTATACCAGATACACTTGTACCACCAGCTCCAGCTGACTCATCTAAAAATATTAAGTTTTGAGTTCCACTTGGAGTTATTTGACAGTTTGCAACTGTTGTATTAGCTGATCCTAATGTTATTATTGTACCAGCAGCGTTTACAGTTTCAACAAAACATCCTTGTCTACCCGCGCCATGATATATCGGTGTTGGT